CCCAGTTACAAAATATTCCAGACAACCAAGGAAAGGCGGAAGGATTTCCAGGGTTTAGGGGTTGATTATAGACGATCTCGAATTCGCCTGTCCCAGTAGTTTCTAGGAGGCCAATGAGTTCTCTATGTTTAATACGACAAATCCGAGCAGCGGTAGGCTTGTTCTCGAATACGTAGCCCTGTGCTGCGGGTGCCGAAACTTGTGTTCCAGGGACTCCGGTATAGGGTACTGCGACCATACTTGTGCCGCTTGTCGGTGCAGGACGAGCTTGTGCTCCACTGCGTGGTATAAGGTTGCCAAGAGCGTGTGTAATTCCGTCAGCGACGGTAACGCCAGCATTGAGTCGTCGGATCTTTTCATCGAAGTCAAGATCGCGAAAGCGGGTCTTCTTTACTTTGTTCTTGGGTTGTTGAGGTTTAGCTCTAGGTTTAGGGGGCATGTTATATGCGTATAAATTTGGTAATTTGCGGAAAGTGGTTTTACCAGCACCACTGGCCAAGTGGTTTCTCATTTCTTTCCAGCTGCCTTAGGCTGTTTAGCCTTCGGAGCTGTACTCTTATTGGACGCTTGAGCAGCGCCACTGGTGTTACCATTCCCTTTCTTCCCCTTTCCGCCTCTACGACGGTTTCTCTTCTTCTTGACCTCTGGGTCAGGTTTCTCCTGGTCTACCACTTTAGTCTCGAGTTCCGAACCAGCTTCATGATTATGAAGAACACAGTTAGCTGGGATCGTAACTTCGGGAAGAGGCACTATTAGTGGTACGTTTAGGCATCGGTCTAAACTTGGGTCTTCATTCATGAATTCAACAAAAGTGTCAACATTCACGTCTGGGATCTGCTCTAGCAGAAAATCAATAAAGCACTCACAGTCCTCATTAGGGTACTGCTCTGACTTTAGTGCGATGCTTTGTCTGGAACGAAATCCATGTTCATCTAGAAGCGTAGCCTCATCGTCCATGCCCTCAATATGGATATTAAGCTTGCGCAGAACATGTCGACTAAAGGCTCCAATAATGGGAGTGTTAGGGTCACTCAGTGCATAGCTCATACACTTCTCTTTAAGTTTGGTTTGTGCAGAGATAGCGCTAGCCCTGGTGACATGGAATTTGGCAAGTTGTCTCCGTATGTCACAGCAACTGTTTAGATCGCCTTGCCATACGAAGCGTGTGTAGAACCTGCTCAGAAAATTAACTCCACGTTTTCCCCTTTGGACGAAGTTAGGTTTTACCTTCAACCCAACGAAGGTGGCTGCATCAACACAGTAACAATCAGGCATGTCACTGATTAGTGCGTCGTCGCCAGCAATAGCCCTCTCTTTCTCAAAAGAGGTTTGTTGTGAGAATCCCATCATACGATACCCGACATAAGCAACAAAGTCGCCGATGACTGAATTCAAGGGAGAGGTCTCCATAGAGCCACTACCCCTACTAAACAGCTGTTCGTATACGATACCGAATGTGGTATAACCGACATTATTATATTGAGCTCCATGTAGTTCTCTGATTTCTTCATGGTATTCTTCAGGGAGAAGTGCTAAAAGAAGTTCGAGTTCTAAGTATCTAAGGAAATTATTGACGTGTCCGTCGAAGCGTGACATATCACTGGTCTGAACACCGTATTCTGATCTTTTACAGATTTCGGCAATTAACGCAGCGATTTCTTTGGGCGTCTTTCCAAAGGCATAAAAGTGTTGATTCTTTAGCCAGTCCATTACTGGGTACATTAGTGTAGCGTATCTGTACTTAAGCGGCCCCTGGATTATAGTTATATTTCTTGGATCGCCAGGTCCATTCTGAGAGGCTTCTTTCTTCATAAAGCCAGATACTACAGAGCTGTATTTCATTGACCAGTTACAACCTTCCTCGATGTTTTTCTGAGTGGCTTTCGCCTGCCGGAGGGAGACGTCTTCAAGGCTGGCTGGAACTAGTATGTGCTTGATTGGTACTAGCAGGTCGAGATACTCTTTGACATATTTGATGTGCAGCGGCGTGATATTGACATGTGATCTAACATTCACTACTCTTCCTTGCACACACTGCTGGTCGTTTCCAGCACTAGAATCAGGTGCGTAAGCACCATGCATGAAGGGGGTCATGAAGGGAATCAGGGATGGCTTTGCGGCTTCGTCATAGGTATTTTCTTTATCAGTGTATTGATATCTCAGAGCTGCTAGTTCGACTGGAAATACGTATGCGGGAGGTTTTTCTGAAACGCTCCGGATGTAGGTAAGCACTATCGATGCGAGTCCTTCGTCGAGGTCA